TTACAACATTCATGACATGATCTATGTAACCACCGTCGTGTGCGTAATGAAAGTGAACATTACCTGATGCAGGTGATGTCATTAAGTTCATACCTAGTTCATTTTCTGAGTACATAAACAATAACCGTTCCAGTCGTTCATCTGCAAAAGTTAGTTCAATTGCCTTGATGAAATTAGAATAATTATCTATTAATTGATCTTGGGTGTGTTTTACTGTAACTACATTTTTCATAATGTTTTTTATATGTGTTTCCACGTTTTTCTATTAACAATTTCTTTTATATTCCACTGTGACACCTTAAAATTCTTTGCAATTATGCTCAAAGAATGCCCACTCTTATATAACTTACGAATCGTATGGATTTGATTCGAAGTCAGTTTGGAGTTTGGGTGTAATTCTCCAACTAGTCTCATGTTTATTTTTGTTTGAATGAAAAGAGAAAACCTACTCCGTTCAATCGGAATAGTTCACTTTAATATAGTGGTAATATCTAGTTTTTCCAATAAATGATTGAATATCGTCTGAATGATTGCAGTATCCACATATGCAATGTAAATATCATCCGTCAGAAATGATTCGTACCCAAGGTTTCGCATTATCTCAGATGAGCATACTACAAAGTCCCACGTCGCATGCTTCTTTTCAATCATAAGTTCCCATTGTGTATATGCATACTTATCTACAGAGTTCATCCTGGGGGTGCAGAAGCTATACTCAGATGCATACAGATGTATGATATACTCACCGAGTTGAATTGGTGCGAATGGGGACTCAACATCAAGTGAGTCATACTCATCATACTCATCGTCGTCAAAATCATCATCGTCGTCGTCGTCGTCATCGTCATACTCATCATCGTCGCCATCGTCATACTCATCATCGTCGTCGTCGTCGTCATACTCATCGAAAAATTCAGATATTGTTATATCATCCTCTTCCCAATATCCAGTTTCTTCATTGAAAATATACAATCCAGTGTCGCTGGGTAGTGGAGGTAACTCTCGTTTTTCACCTGTCTTCGAGTCGTAAAAATGCGTAGTAGAGTCATGCGACCTGATATTATATGACCCTGGTACGTCCGTTTCTAATTGTAAGTATTCTCTAAAGTCTACATGCATAATATCTACGTTTTTGTCGTTACCCATAAATATATGTTAACCTCTAATATTGATATGTTTTAATTGATGCTGATTCTTCTCGGTTAAATGCAACCCAATCCAAATTTAAGTGTAGGTCTACTGCGATATCTCGAGCACGTTTCCATGCATCCACTTCATTCTCGTATAATCCTTTTTTAAATTTATCCGATCTGACTTCATATAATTTGTATTTATTAACTCCGGTCGGTGTCTTTGGTTGAAGTGCATGACCGCATTCATGTAATAAAGCAATCAATCCATTTTTTTCTAAATTATAGTTATGGTGAATTACGATTCGATTTACGTAATGTCCCATAAACGAAGTGCCCTCTCCCATTAGTACGTCTGTATCATTCACGTGCTTTATCCAATTACATAACTTATCAAATTGCGAAATAATCATACGTCGGATTCGTTTGTATTATATTGCTGCCATCCTATTTTAAATGTCATTAGTAGCATCACGGTAGCCCAACTCTCCAATACGGAAAATAAACCTGGTAATATAATGTTGATGATATAATGTAATATTAAAGATAATACTAATATCACTGCAACTCCAGTTACATAGGTTTTAAAGTTTTCGTTAAATTTCATGCGAGTGCTTGTATATTATTAATTAAAAAGAATAAGACCACACAAGTGGTCTTATGGTTAAACATGTTGAATTACTTAGATTACTTCGATAATCTTAGATTCTTTAACTTGCTTGACAATGAAGTCAAGTCCAATATTCAGTGCGTTTAGGTGTGAAATTACTTTAGACTCGGTTTCAGTGACAGAGAGTGAGTCAATTAACAACACCTCTCGTCTTTTCTTCTGCTTACCACTGTCGGTATCTTCGGTGTACTCTACTGTTGCTTCGAAATATTTTGCTGTTGCCATTATGTTTATTATTTATTAATATTTACGTGTTCGAAATTCAATATACATTTATAATCTGTAGTTTCAAAATTAGTTGAACATTACCCAAAGTCTTTTTTAGGCTTGAATACGTCATACTTAGATTTCAAATTAGACTTTTCCAGTTTACTCTGCTCTACACTAACCGCTGCATTATCTGCATATACGTCGTTAATGTGAAACTTGCCAATAGAAGTATCCATATCGGCATAAAACGTCATTCCATCAGGCCCGAATCTATTTTTAATAACATGGACTCGTGCTTTATTTGATAGCTTTTCAACATCTTTGCGCATTAGACTTATGATAAAATCTGCAGTCATTACTTTCTTATAAGAGTCTGCAATCAGGTCAGCGCCAATGACATCAGTAGAACTACCTGCTCGATTGGACTGAGATGCTGTCCACATGGGTATTTGAAACTTCATGCTCATACCTCGAAGTTCTTCGTATATACCACCCATATCTTCATAATCATTTCCACTTGAAAATTTATTTCTTCCTAGTAAGTCTGCATAGTCAAGAATAATTAAATCAATATTTTTCAATTGAAGAACTTTTTCTATATACATCTCTAGTCCTTGTACAGTAACGCCACGAGTTGGAAATTGCTTAATGTCGATAGATCCTGGTACTTTGTCAAGCGCTGCTATCAGGTAACCCTCATTATCTCTCAGTACTGGAAAAGGTTTACCTGTTAGCATCATATCATATCGTCTACCAACATAGTCCGCCGATAGTTCCAACGTTATATGAAGAACATTGAAGTTATTCATCGCTGCATTGAATCCGAGGGATGATAGTGCCCATGACTTACCAACTCCACTAGGTGCTACTATAACTCCAATCTCACCACCACCAAGGCCACCATCGGTTATATTATCGATAGCATGCATGTAGGTGCGTTGTGGACTCCGTATGTTCTCTAATCGGAGAGATACGTGCTCTTTCCAGTTATGACCTATGTCCTTAGACATACCTGCCTTCATGGCAGTATCTATTTTTATCTTTATAGTATCATAGTCACCACGTTTGAGTAAGTCGGCTGATTCAATAATTGCCATCTTTAACTTTTGATTTTTACAGAATGTTTCAAATTGGTCTTTGATAAATTCTAAATCATCTAAGTTTTTTGAAGTGTATATATTCTTTAAATCATTCTTAACCGTGTCCGCAAATGAATCAACTGAAATGCCTTTTACTTCGAGTGAATATACATCAAGTGTAATAGATTTTTTATAAACCGTAAAGTATTCAACTGCAGTTCTAACTATCCATTGATGCGAGTCGGATTCGAAATAATCGGTATCTAGAATTTCTAGAACATCTTGAAGGAACTGAGAGTCATGTATCAGAGAATATATGATTTTTACTTGAAATGCTTTCCCAAACTCAGCAAGAGTATCTATGTATTTTGTCATTTAATGGATGCTAAAGAAGGTTTTTGACAACCACTCAGGGGCATTCCGCAATGCATGAGTTAGTCCGTCTTTTTGTAACTTAACTAAAAATTTCATTTTATTTAACCCTGCTATTGGTTCTTCCACACATCCACGAATCCGTGTTTTGATATCTATTGGAAAGTTAAATAGCTTTAAGTTCATAAGTTTATCATTTCTTTCAATGATGTCAAAACTCGTAATCAAATTTTTGATTGCCTTTGGTTTATCAATAACTTCATTTAATTTTTTTTCAAACTCATCAATACTCAATGGAGTATCGTTTATTAAATACGATAGATGCTTTTGAATGGTCTTTGGGCCAATTCCATGGACTCCATTAATGTTATCCGATTTATCCCCCTCCATAGTTCGTTTAATAACCATGTTACATGGATGTACTAGGTATTCTTTAATAACACTATCTACGTCATATAACTTTTTTTTGGTGGGTGAATACACGAATGTGTTATGATTTATTAGCTGAAGAAAATCTTTATCAGTCGACATGATATAAGTATCATCCTCGGTGTGATAGTGTTCATTAATGTATGCAATCACGTCGTCGGCCTCCACTCGGTCTACTATGATAACTTGGATAGGTAGCATTTCTAAGTAGGAAGATAATGCAAACATTTGTTCTTTCATGTTTAACAGTTTCTCTTCCTCCGTTGCGAAGTCTTCTTGACGATTCATACGAATTGTCATCTTACGACCTGCTTTGTATTCTTTTAAAATACTTTTACGTCTACTAGAACCACCTTTACCATCAAATACGCAATATATTTTATTAATATCTAACATTCGAACCACGGAACCTAAACTTAATAGACTTCCTATGACGCCACCCACAGGAATTCCATTAATGTCAGTTGCAGGACTTGTTGAATATGCTCTAAAAAATAAATTTAGTGCATCTACAATGAGAACTCTGCTCATACATCAACCCGCATCGTCTATAAACTCAATTTCAGTAGAGTCCACGTCCAATTCGTCTGATCTGTATTTCATGACCATCACCGCACAAATTTCAGTATAAAACTTCTTTTTTAATGTATCATCTGATTCCATTAATTTGGTAAAGTCTTTTGCCTGAAATCTATACTCTTGTATGACTTCTCCTGTAGTTTCATCTGCTAGATCATATGAATACCATGCACCACCTGATTTAATAATACTGAAGAGTTTCAATGCTTTAAGCCAAGATGAGTAGTCATCTATACCTCGATCAAAATAAATCTCGAAGTCTGCTTCTCGTTGCGGTGGCCCCATTCGGTTTTTCATAACGATAGCACGAGTCTGCACACCAATAACGGAGTCTGTACCATTGACTTTCTTTTTAATCTTACCAATTGCTTTGAGACGGATACGTACTGATGCATGAAATGCAAGTGCCTTTCCACCTGATGTGGTATATTTGTCACCAAACATAACTCCCATCTTCTCTCTTAGCTGATTAGTAAATACTAATAAGATACTTTGCTTTCCTATCATGTTTGTAATCTTTCTCATCGACTTTGACATGATAAGTGCTTTAGCAGTCGCATAGCCATCCTTTCCGTAATCAGAATCCATTTCTATTTCAGTAGATGCTGCAGCAACCGAGTCGACGACGATTGTAACCAATCTATCTTTCTCAGATGCTCTAACTTTTTCTATGATAGTTTCGATAGTTTCGAATATACGTTCTACTGTATCAACTCCGATATATAACAATTGTGTCACATCAACCCCAATTGCACTTAGGTACTCTTGGGATACTGAGTTTTCGGTGTCAATGTAGACCGCAACTCCTCCTTTTTTTTGCGTATTCGCAAGAAGGTGTGCAGACATTAGTGACTTTCCAGACGCCTCGAGACCTGATAACTCTGCTATTCTACCAACAGGCAAACCTCCGTTTGGTCGGTTGGCAATTGCTAAGTCAAGTATTGAACTGCCTGTAGAAACCCAGTCTTTAACTTCAGCTGGAGATTCTTGCGTAGTACCTAAGTTATATGCAATTGTCTCGCCTTTGTATTTTTTATTGATACCCTCAGCGAGGATATCAATTAATAAATCATCTTTATCCATCTAGTTTAATTAAGAATTAAATAATGAATCGAATGCGTCTTCTACGTCACTTGTGATTTGTTTCTTAGGTGCGGTAGTCGACTGCTGTACCACACCTGACTTAAAAGGAGCACTATCGTCACGTAACTCAGCCGCTGTCTTTGCTTCTTCATTAACTTTAACTGCATTGTCTGATGTGGCAGTTCCATCTGTAATACTATCGTCATCTACATTCAGATATGCAGTGAGTTCGAGTTCCAACTCCGAAAAAGTCTTTGCCTCATATATGTCTGATACTATAATCTGTTCGTCGAACATAGACTTTAATTTGGCAGCATCGTCGAATGCGAGTGATGGATTTGGTTTAACACGAATCGTTGTCTTTGGATATCCAGTTTCTGGCTTCTCAAACTCAACAACAATGTCACGACCCTCTTTAATATCTGTGATGTCACCATAATCTGGATCAGCAATGTATCCGAGTAATTGCTCGTACACAAGTTTACCAAATGCCCAATACTTAATTCCCTCACTTTCTTCACCACGCACTAGCACAGGAACATGAGTTCGCATCTTTGGTTCGAACTTCTTACTTTGTTGGTAAGATTCTTTATCACCCGTTTTCCGTAGATTCATAGAGAAATCGTAGATAGGGTCTGATAAACCATACGATCTCGGTGACACGATGGTCTTACCATTAAAGTCATAGTGAAAAAACATTTCAATAAATGGATTCTCAGGTGTTTCTTTATAAGGTAATATACGAACGGTTTGCTTTCCCTCGGATGGTTTCCAAAGATTTGCAGTTTTACTGTTCTTATTTTGAAGTTTATTTAACTTCGCCTTAATGGCATTGATATCTAATCCCATAAGTGTGCCTCAATTGTTATTTTTTATTTGTTAATTGTTAATTGTTAATATAACACATATATATCATGTATCAAAAATTTCATATAGATTGGTTTTTCGTTCAACCAATCCATTGGAATCCGTCAATAATACAGAGTTTCTATAGTTATTCCAAATTATTCGATATCTACTGTCAACTTTACCTGTAACTGCCTTTGAGATTTCATTGATTGCATTGATGGTGTAGATCGTATTGCTCTCTTTCTTTCGATGAACTAGCATTGTCTTGGGTGGTTTATTTGCATAGTTCATCTTGTGAATATTATATGTCAGATATATTATGTTTGGATTATCCACCGACTGTAATGTAAATATTCTGCCATCTATTGGGGTGAAATATGAGAGCACCTCTGTAACAGACGATGTTAGTGTATCTACGGTCGAGAATGTTAGTAGTAATTGTATATTCATTTATATGAGTCCATTGTATTTGACCGATAGATTGTAAAATTGCCCTAGCTTACGCTTACCTGGATGACCTGCCTTGTTTGTTCGAGTAGACATTTTTAATATAATCTCACTCGATTCGGATGACAACTTGATGAACCAATCTTGCTTGCCCGTGTTGGATTCATATGCAGTAACATCTACGACACCATCTATGAACTCTCCTAATACACCTTTATCAGATAGCACTTCGCAGTTAGAGTCAAGTGCTTTGACCGTTATAGTAGGAGTGTCAAGTGTTTGATGTAAAATTTCAGACTTAATATATGAAACTGCCGTCCTCGGGTTTTCGTTAATCAAATTAATCAAGTACTTTTTTATAGTTTTTAGTTGTTTGTTATAATAAGTATTGTATAACTCGTTATTAGTTGCAGAAAACTCTTTCAGCATGGTTTGAGTTACAGTTCGATTGGATGCGTCATACCCATCGTGCGGTGATATTGTGTCTAACTTTGAATATACTTTATCATATAATTCACTGCGGAGTTGTAGTAATAAATCAGTGCGTTCAAAGAATTTGAATATTGGTTTTACGTAGGTGTTGAGTAGTGGTTCGGCTGAGCTTTTCGTTCCTGCCTTTAAGCTAATACCAAGCAACTCATTAGTGTCTTTGTATTGAATGTATATATCACCTGCATTGGATCGTGACACCCCATTCGGTTTAGTTCGATACCCCCAATATACATTACATATCGGACGCTGTGCGTCCATGGTATATAAGAATTTAGTAATTCCTATTGCATTTTTTATCTTTTCTTCGTACTTCGAACTAGTCTTAGTACGAGTAATCATATCAGATAAAGCTTTCTTATCCGATGCAAATACACAGTTTAATAGTGAAACATCGACACTTTCAATAAACTCATAAAATGAATCAATATTGGTCGGATGATACCCAAGTTCAAATGCAATGCATGGGAAAAACTCAGTGATGGATGCATTGAGTGTTGTTTCACTCATACCACCTGATATCGGTTTAAATAGTATTAAAATATTCTTATTAGAATATGTGAATGACAGTCCGCCAACCGATGAGTATGATGTATCTTTAACTAATACATCATAACCATCAATTAGAAACTTATTTAATAGTTGTTCTCTACATGATTCTCTATCATGTGACCTTATAATAATAACTGTTCTTTTACTAGACGATTTACTTGAATCTATCGTATAATTTAAACTAGAAAAATTACTTAATAATTTATTAATAGGCGAAGTTTTTGTTAGCATAACCTTTTTTTTTTAATTAATTGTACAAGTGCGTATCTGAGGTGAGTTCTGCATGTCGTTCGAGTATCTCGTCAACTACAGGATGTCTATGATTTTTGAGCAATTCAAAACTACCAATATTGGCAGATTCTTTTAATCGACTCATGAACCACATACCACTATCATTCCGTTTGCGCAAGTCGACTTGTTTTAAGTCACCGCAAATAATCATTTTAGTGCCAATTCCAATTCGTGAAAGAACCATTAAAGACTGCTCTTCGGTTAGGTTCTGTGCCTCGTCTACAATAACGAGTGAATTTGTGAATGTCCGTCCTCGCATGAAGGTAATCGGAACAATTTCTAGGACTTTACTTTCAATTAACTGATCATATAACTCAATCGAAGTATGGTCTTGGTCATTGTGTAGTATTGTTTTGAAGTTGGAGTATATCGGCGACATCCACGGCCCGAGTTTATCTTCAATTCCACCAGGTAAAAATCCATTATCTTCAGTGGACACCGTCGGTCGAGTGATTACAATTCTATCGACCTCTCTTTCTGCAAACTTTTTCAGTGCAGTATAACAACTTAGGAGTGTCTTACCACTTCCCGCCTTGCCGGATAATACGGTCAAGGTCTTTTGTTCTATTAATTCATCTGCTTGTTTTTGTTCAATGTTTAGTTTTTTTTCAAATTCCTTTATCTGATATTTCAGCTTTTTCAACCTGAACTGAGAATTAGAATGCGTACCCATCAATACCTCTTAGTGTTTTGTTTTCACGTTCACTAATAAGTATCTGAAATCTTTTATATATTCGTGCTATTTTAAGTCTTTATAGTTCGCACCGCACTGAACACTTACCTTGAAGTGACTGCCTTCGAGGATCTTAGAAACTTCATCTAGTATGGTTGATTCATCTGGATGTACATCAAGTAAAAATGCATCATATATATACAATATTAACTTGGACTTCTTATCAGATAAATATTGATTTAATTGTCGTATCTTGATAAAGTTTATCTCAGACTCGAATGCTTGTAGAAAGTAATTAAATGACTTTTGTTTAGAAAACCCATCCGTATTTATTTTTCGTTTATAAATCGGACTTTCTATGTGGGATTTATCTGCAAATGAATCTATCAATGTTCTCGCATTTTTATAGAAGTCTATGCTAGTTAATTCATCTGGAATATTTCCGTATAAGTGATAAAATGTTTTTTTCTTACTTTCCGCCAACTGCTCGTCGGTTAGGAGTTCTGCGTTGTAGTAGTGTTGTCCAAGTTGATAATGTAACGAACTATCACGACTCACCGCTGTGTGGGTGTATTTTGCTATTATATTCGGGTGGAATGCCTCGTAATCGAATAAGGCAAGGTAACCATCGGTAAATCGGGATACGTACCTAGAACGAGTGTTATCGTCCTTTCTGAGGGCAGCGTAGTTGACCTTGTTGAATCGGTTAGATGGCCTGCCTGTATAGTTCCATAGATAGTACTGAGAGTATTCCCACCCATCTGTGGTTCGTAGTCCGTTTGATTCAATTGCATAGAACGAGTCAATTGTTTCTATATAGTTTATGTATGTATCAGTTTCTATAATAGGTAGATAGTCGACGAACTTATCAATATAATTTGAGTTTTTTTTGAAAAAATTATAATACGCATCGTATAAAATGCTTAATGGAATTAGTCTATTAATATTATTAAATGAATTCCACTTTTCATAATATGAGTCTAGTGTAGGGAGTTGATCAAATCGATCACCATGTAGAAAAAATATTAATGATAAATCATGTGGGTTACATTCTAAATTACGCCACGACTTTCGGTCGACGGTGTACACCGACATGTCTTTAAATATACCAATGATGTTATGCAACGATAGTTCACCGAAAGCCTCGGTGTGATCTATTGGGACAATGAATGAGTCCGAGCATGATATGTCTGTGATATATAGTGCAGTAACAGTCGTATTTGATGGATGTGTTCTATGCTCCGTTTGAATTGGTATTAGAATCCACTCACGATTGTCTATATTTAATGCTAATTCTTCAAGAGAATCTATTATCATGTCTAAAAAATTGTAACATATTTACGAGTATGGAATGTATTGATGGAATTATGGCAGATGCTCGCTTAACTTCATCTGCGTTTCGACTCCTGACAAACTCTTCCGTTCCGCTAATATACCAATTAATTATGAGTGTACCAAAATAAGGTGAGTTTTTGATTTTTGTATAGGTATTTCTATTAACTTCATATACAATACCATCAAATTTTATTACAAAAAATCTTCTAATAGATTCAGATGAACTCGTTACTATAATTTTTTCATTTGTTACTATTGGTATAGGTTTATATCGTATGTTTAATTGAGTCATGATTCCTCGTCGTGGTATGTTGGTCTGAATCTTGCCTCTAACTGAGTCACCCATCCATTTGAAGTGACTGTATGTTGAACATCCATTACGCAGAATTGACCACGGTCACTGTATGCACTTGGTATGCCACTTACTTTAAAGTACTGTAATGGGTTTATTCCACCAATACCACGTGTAGATAATGTCAACTTAGACTCGAGTAATGGGTGAATGCCTCCAAGTTTTCTAAGTTCAGGAGTTTGTGATATTGTTTCCGATTTATTTCGTCGGGCAACTAATATTAAATCTTTTGCTTTACTAAAGACTAATGGAATTCTCTCAATTTTATATATGGATTTAAGTTTATATAAAATATCAATATCTGTTATTGGGTCATTTCCCGCAATCGTAATCTCGTCAAGTGCATCAAATGATGAATTAAAACTACCAATGGACGTATCATTTACTTGCACAGACGCATCCTTATCTACAAAAAATATACCATTATAGGATAACCTAACGTCATCATCGAGTTTACGAGCTAGCAATCCATTTGCCGATTCTACCACACCCATCGGAGGTGGTGCGCATGGGTTATCATCTACCACTGCAGTTGAACGAGTATCACGTTTGCTCATCAGTTTTTTTAATTTAGTCGCACGTACGTCATTGACGGTTAATCCGTTTTCATGGTTGGTAAATATGGATAGGTGTAACTTTTCAGAATTACCATCTCCACTCGTGTATCCGAGTGCTTGTGAGTATACATAGTCACCAAGTAATCCAGCAAGTCCAAGATTGTAGTTAGCAGATAATAGCATGCTATTTTTGGAATCGAATTTAAATACATACGGTTTGATAGTTGTATCCAATTTGGTAGAACTCAGTGGTACAACCGTCACCATGGGTGTTTGTGTAGTTTCATCGATTGCTTCCATTACAACTAGGTCTAATATATTACCAGTGGCATTGTCTAAAATTTCTATCAACTTTTTCATAACATCGATCGGCTTTCCGAGTGAGTCTTTATATATTTGAGAAAATGTATCAAACTTTATATAAGCATTCGCTAAGTTTTCTTGAGATGGAGTTATACGGCGATTGTCATCTTGACTAACTAATTTTGGTTTAAAATATTTCTTAGTAACTTTATACTTTCTACGTTTATCAGTAACTGCAGCAGCGATCCTGGCGGCTCCTATGGCACCACGTACAGGATTTAGTATAGATACTGCGGCGGTTTTATACACCTCTTTTACTACATTAGACGATGATATATCAGAAATTCCATATGAAAGTATATACTTATTGTGTATCTTACCAACATCCGACGAAATTGCAGGAGACAGTCTATAGTCACCACTTTCATCATGTTTACTTGCAATATTTACATACATTTCTTCTCGAAATATTAACACATCATCAGTGTATGATACAATAGGAATTTCATTAGATTTATCTATTATTAAATTATTAGATATTCCGGTAAGAACACCCTCTTCCTCGAGTATATCGACAGGTTCTCCATTGCTTAAATCAATCCCAGTTTTGTTTAATATGTATTGGTCAATTGTATCCTTTGGACGAACTCGTAGGAATTTCAAAATAGAAGATATAGTAACATATGAATTAGAATTATTTCCAATAAGTTCAATAATATTAGATGGTGTATCTGGATTATTTTTATAATTACTTAGATTAGTATCATAAAACATCTTTAAATAAAAATCCAGCGATTGCTCATCCCACCCAGGACACCTAACACCGGTGTCAGACCCACCTATATTGGCAGGTGATTTTACTTGTGATAGTTCCGATGATATAACATCAACAGACACATCGTATCCGAGATTTTTATTTAAATCAAAATTAAAGTTATTTATAACACCAAACATAAACTCATAGTCACCTTCAGAGTCTAGCACTGTTTTATTGAATTTGCCATAAAAGTCACCATCACCACCAATACTGTCCGTCATTAGTTTAACATCAGCTGCACTGAAAAAATCGGTGTTATTGATATTCTTCGAATTATTACCCCATTCTAAAAAAATTGCATTAGCAGGATTAAACAAAAACGGAACTAAAAATTCTAGCTGCTCAAGACTATTAACAGTGAAATTCAATTGAGCAGTTGTATAGTAACCAGCGCTCTCACCGCATTTTGCCGTGAGTTGCGTCAATGTGGGTGGGGGAACTCTACGTGGATTTTTCAATTTAATAGGGACGGATCCATTTGAGCTAAATCCAATGGTACGACCTATCACTTGTGAAGTCGCACTATACATATCATCAAACGATGTATCGAACGTCAAAGTCAGTCCATCTAGAGTACGTTTCATGTCATCTGCTAAGACATCAGAAGCAGATGGTAGATTGTTATTATTACCGGTGGTGGTCTTAGATGATTCATACGTGACTTCTTGCATGCAATTAATGCGAACAAATGGTGTAGTATTTATTGCATATGATTTGAATCCATCAATAGATGCAGGATTTCCTGCGTTCTCTCGAGCAAGCAATGATTCAGACACACTTTCATCAAATGGTCTTATTTTTATCTGCTCTCCTCCGTTTATAACAATTTTCATTTAGTTTAGTTCTTTGATAGTATTAAATATAGTTTGAATGTCAGATGGAATTCTTAAAAAAGTTAAGTTTTTGACGAACAATGATGGTTCACCTATATTATTATACACAGCGATAACCCACCATAGTGTTGCGTCATTAAAAAACTGTTGTGCAAGTGCATCCAATCTAGTTGAATTATTGACACTAATGACAATGTCCGATGAATTTTCTACGAACGATGGTAGTATTAGTGAATTATATTTCTGCTTACCATCAGTTCTCGTACCAGTTTTTGCGTATTTTGCTCTACTCATGTGTGTGTTTTTAATATTTGTTATGCTAAGAACTTAGGAGTACCTGGTGTGATATTATATAGTTTTGGATTTGATTCTGATTGTAGAAGTGTGCCATTTATAGTAATACTCATTCCACGTGGTTTGCCCTCGGAGTGTACTAGGTCTTCGTCAAAAATAAATGTAGAACTTTGTATAAAAAATGGTTTATCAATCAAGTATCGTCCAATTGATAATTTAATAATGTTAGGTTGCATTATATTAGTCGATGTATATGAATGTGGGTATGATAATGATGCCAATGCATTTAGTTTTTTGTATATCACATCAATGTCGTCCTTATCGTCTGCAAATATTCCAAATGTAAATGTAATGTTTCGTGAAGTTCCTGTATATGATGGGTATCTTTCAGGACGTCCAATGTAAGTTGCATCATCATACGTAGTCGTTAATGAGTCAGTTAGTCCAGTGAAGTTTGCCATCCTAAACAATAAACTCTTATTTTCATTTGTGATATCAAATTTTATTATATAATCAGTATCATCCGTAGTACTCTGTGGGGTATCGATCGGGTCGACGTATGTTTTCTCAAACATTGAGTTGAACTTCGTATCGATAGTATCGATACGAAACTTCGTATCGATACGAGAATGTCTACTGATAGACATGAGATCTAGTTCCGACTGAGTTTTGGCACGTAAATCACCAATCGTGAGGTTATAATATAAGTCACGCACACCATTGATTTCTTCTTCACGCATCTTTGGACTACCATCCTCAGACTTTCTAATACCACGCATAAATTGCTCACGTAGATTATTCGCAAGTGCATTTCCTCTACGAGTGACTCCACGAGTCACCTCTTGCTTTGCGTTTTCGACAAATGCGTTCGCAAGTCTGCGTGGATTTCGTAAGTCGTCTAACCCAACTCCTATACTATTGCCTAGTTGATCAACAACCGACCGAGTCAGTGATTTTGATAAATCAGATAAAAACTCAGTCGCACTTGGTGGTTTTATACTATTTACATATGCTTCTTTCTGCCCAGTGAATGTACCTAACAAAGGTGGTGGCATGTCGGATATTGAGTCCGATCTCACCGATACGTCTCGTCTCTGTGTGGTTTGGTATGAGGACTTAGCGTTTGAAAATATAGATTTGGTGTAGTTAGGCATGTCCGAAGTACTATCTGACCGAGATGCTACAAACGCCTCACGTTGTTCTATATACTTTTGTATTTGTTGTTTAATATTCATATTATCTCAGTGAGTTTGCTATCCCACTACTAAGTTTTTTACTATCTAAATATACATTTGCATGCACACCATTCTGTTTAATTGATACTAATAATGATTTGACTTCTTCCATTAATGCATTATTAGCATTCGTACCACCTGAACTCTGTACCATTGCACTAGGGTTTGTCGTTGCAATTATATAATCACGTGGATTGGTTTTGACTATATCACCTTTTGGTGTTATAATACCATCATTAATTGAAGTTACCTTTTGAGACGAACTACCACCTTTTATCGAAAGTCCGTCACCTGTCATAAAGTCTATAAAATTAAATGAGAGTTTGAGTGATCCAGAAATAAGTCCATGTATCAATGTGGCAACACTCTTTAAAGAGTCGATTATCTGTTCGAATCCCCCACTTTGTAAAAAATTAATTAATTGATCAGCTGCTTCTTCGAATGATTTTTGGACTGTTGGAGATGATAATATTCTGAATAATCCTGCTTCAAGTTTACGTGTTATTACATCCAATCGACTCAATGCAGTCTCTCGGGTACGTGCATCGATTCTGCCAAGATTACCCAACTCTTTCCTAACTCGGAGTTCACGTCTTAGTTCCGCAACCGTTTTACCTGTCACTTCTTGGATTGCTTTTGCTTGCACGAAGTTCATCTGACCTGAATCTAGAATTGATTCGAATTGATTCAGCATCTCTTCATTAGACGCATTCAACTGCCCATCCCATGCGAGTTGTCTTGCCTTGTTTAGATTAATCTGCCGACCGAGTAATGCAGATGTTCTAAATTCTGACGATATTGACGACGTAAAGTCAAGCAACTTAGCAGCTGAGTTTGACGCGGTTGTCAAAGAAATACCAAGATTGGTTGCTCGTACAGATTGCTGTGCAAGTTGATGCAGTGTCAAATCAAACTGAGTTGATACTGCATCAAAACTGTCAACTAAATTTTTAGTTATCGCAGGCCCTAGTCTACCAAAACTTGCAACTAACTTAGCAGATTCTGTCGTTGCATCTGCGATAGATGAATTAGACAGTTGTGTGAATATCGTAACTAACTTTGCCGCCTTCTCAGATCCCAATCCAAATACCTCACCCATCTCAGCTGCGGTTGAGACTATGTCACTTGTTATTTGAATGGCAGGTGATAAGTTATTAATTAATCGACCTGCGTATTCACCTGCAAGCGCAACATTACCCCCAAGTATAGATGTATTTGCCGTAGCATTTAGTAATAATAAGCTAAATGAATTGTCGAGTGCACCAACGGTATTCGTTAATGCTGCTGCAGCATTGTCAACACCCAACACTATGTCTTTGATTTTAGAAAGCACAAGCACGACGGCACCCATTGCAAGAGAAAGTCCAGCCGTTGCGAGTCCGATAGAAAGTCCAAGCATAGAAAATGACTTAGCTAATACCGATGCACCTTGTTTTCCAGATTTAAAAAAACCACTAGATAGGTTACGCAACTTCGCAAATGAACCACTTATTTCAGAGGTACCTCGGTACACACTCTTCATTGAGTGAGTGAATTTACCTGTCGCACGTGCGATTGCTCCATCACCGAATGCACCAGTCATCAGTTGTTTGCCTGCACTTTCACCACCTCGCATGCTTCTAAATGCCTGCTGTGCACTTCGGACACCACGTGATCCTCTAGCCTCTTTTATCTGTCTCTTTCGTGTTTCTCTATCTTGCTTATTTTTATAAGCATCAAAATCTACTATCTGTTGCCTGTGGTGTGCAAATACCTTATGTGCTTCTTTTTGAAATGCAAGTGCGTTTTTTTGATTCTTATAGTTGACATGTGACATTTTAATAATAGCATCATCATACTTAGCCGTCTCTTTAGTCACTGCTAATTGAGATGCCATAGTCTTTAGTATTGTCTGATACGTCTTGCTCAACTTGCTTAATTGATCTGCGTCGTATATTGGTAAATCTGCCATATTGAATTTCTAGTTTTGCTACTAACTATAAATATGCCTGAACAAAAAAACCCACATTAAGTGGGTTTCTTTTTATTTCGTTCTTCGGATAGCTTATTAAACTCGGAAAAAATAAATCTTCTCTCTCCGATGGTTAAATCTAGGATGTCTGAATACGTATATCCTTGAGAAAATTGTAAGAAGTAAAATATTTGTACTCGTAAGTCAAGTCGGTACTTAGGAGGTAGGGTAAAAAAAGTTAACCCCGATTGGGATATCTACCTCTTCTCCGTCAATAGTTAACGTTAAGTCAATATCAGGTGCCACTATGTCTAAAAACATTCGAACACCAAGGCTATCAACCGCAAGCATCTCATTATGGACAAAGTCTTTAATTACTTTCTTGTCAGTAACACCGTCTAGTGATTGTATAATCCGAGTCAGTCTGGTTGTTACCTCACCGATTGGCAATCCTTTAGACTTAACTGATTCTATGTCGTCGGATAATTCACGAGATTCATCCCCATTAAGTATTTTGAGAATAACAGTTTTACCTGACTTTGGTAGTTCATACTGTATAAGTGGTGAGTTGTTAAATAAGTCAGGATTACCCTTAGTTCCAATTGCAGATAAGTCTATCGTGTGCGATTTACCATCTTGTGTGAATGAATACGAACTACCATACCCAAGTATCCTAGTTTGTAATAAGACCATTTGCTTATCACCTGTTAGTAAATCATTGGAAGATACTCCCTCCGTAACGATAACAGCATCTAGTAATTTTTGCAGTACTAGTCCTTTTTCAATATAAGACTCGGTCGTCAGTATATCTTCCTCACGGGCTGTCATGTATTTTATTTCAACAACACCACTCGATAGTGGATGACTTTTTGGATAAAGATTACCTTTAGATGGTAATTCTATAATTTCTGTTAACATATAACTTTTTTTGTTTTTTTAATATTACTTTCGAGAAACTCGTTTAATAATTGGTACAAGTCGTAACTTATTTGTGTTGGGAATCTTTATTAATGCAGAATTTTGTTCGACGTAAGTTTCTATAGAGTGCACCGATTCGATGTGCTTATTCAGCCATCTGCTGGTTTTGTATTCTTTTCCGCACGTTTGACATATTAGCATGTTAAAAATTCTCATAGATTAACTTAATATAAGAATCTTTAAGTGCAATAGCAACATTGTCCATAATCTTAGAATATTAAAATTCTAATGTTGCATAATCAAATGATAATGTAACAGTAATGTCCATTAAATCATCAGTTGAGTAGTCTAGTTCATTAAAATTTGCCGTTTCTATAAAGGTTCCCTTCAATGTCCATCGTTCTACGATGGTACCATCAGGCCCTAGCATTTCTAAATTAACATCTTTTTTGTATGCAGTTGCATAACCAGCGGCACCTGTGCTAAATTCGTAGTGCTGTCTAAACCACTCCATGACTTTTTGAGCACCTGAGGGTACGATAGGGTCTTGAAATGTTACGTCCATAGTTTCCCATGCATACTTACCAGCATAGTATCTCTTGGTGTTGATATAATCAATTTCTTTTCTAGTGGAAGTCGCATTTGGTCTGCTACCACTCTTGACTAGATATGCAGGTATGTCTGCATCATTAAATGAGAATATAAACCTATTTTGCGATTTTGGTTCATAGTCAGTGTAAAATAAGTTTTCGGTGATTGCCATATAAAAAATTCCTTCATTTACTATAAATATTATTTAGTTTTAAAAATGTAAGGTATTTATTTTTTAATATTAAGAAAATTGATATGTCAATCCAAGTAACTGTAATTGAGTGCTATGCAAAAAAAAAGGAACTCATTATGAGTTCCTTTGTAATTTAGGTTAGAATTTACTAAGCAAATTCTGCACCTGTTGGTAATACATTGAAGTCTAACACGATAAATTCAGCAGACTTTACAGGTTGAATAAATATTTTACCAATCAGTTGGTTTCTATCAATCACCTCTGGTGTATTCACCGTATCATCCACAACAACACGATACGCAAATATACCCTGATTTTGTTGGACTAAGTCCAAATAAGGTTCAACTAATGATAGAAATTTATTTCTAGTTGTCAACGTGTTTGGATCGAATACTAAAAATCTAGATGCTGAACTAATGAATTTCTTCAAGTTAATCATCAAACGACGTACGTTGATTCTGTCTAATGCAGACGACGATGTTTGCAGTGTCTTTTGTCCATATGCAGTAATACCTTGTCCAGGAAATGATACGATTGGATTTACTTTACTATCATATAGCAAATTCATGTCCGACCGCTTTAACTTCTTATATGTGTCAATTGCTTGAGTGATATTCCCTCTGTTTAATCCAGCAGGAGCAAACCACTCAGTTGATATTGCATCACTAAACGCAAATACACCACCCATAACAACAGATGGTGGAACCCACATCGGACGTGTAGTACTAGTGTCTACTATTTTAACCCATGGGTAGTATGATGCCATGTATGACGAATTGTACGCCGCTGCATCTGCTATTGCTTTGTCATTCGACTGCGCAATCCAAGTTAAGTCTGCAATGTAGAATGCATCTGCTCTATCTTCCACAATTTCACGTGCTCTATCTATGACAGACCCACCGTAATCTTTAGAAATACCTGGTGTTAGAAGAAGGTTGTAGTCAAATTCTAATGGATTTGAAATCGCATTTAATGCACGTGTAAATGCAACTGACCCACTTGAGTTAACATTCGTGAAATCTAATCCACCCACATTAGCTGCACTATTAACCTCAGTGCCTAAGTGTTTAACCAAGTTAGGAGCTGCTCCATTAAATCCACCCTCAAACCCAATGGTAAACCTTCTCTGTATTTGAATTGTCGTGGATGTTGCAGCGGTAGCAAACAATGCATCTGGTAATGTGTAGGGACTAGTTACATCAGTAGAATCGTCTGACTTGGGTGCTATGTATGCAGTCCAGTCGGTAGATCCGTCGAAGTCTATACCATAGTGAATCCGTGCAGACGTGCCTACATCTGCTAGTGGTAATTCACTTATAGTTCCACTATCGAATGGAATTTTATATCCACCGAATCCTGCAGGTACCACAGTAGGTGGAAATGTATCAAATCCGTCGGCAACTTCCATTCGAACATACATTGATGCATTTGGATAATCACCGTGTGTCGTTAAATCACCAGACTCATTGACTGTTCGATAGTTATCTCCAATAACACGTGAGATAAAGTTAGGGGATGATGGGTTTAAATTTATACCAGAAAACCTCTCCAACACGACAGGTCGTTCGTCAGTGTCACTGAATGCACGAATGATTACATCAAATCTACCATAGACATCACCGATTTCACCTGCACGTTTCACATTTTGAATCGAGATTTTTGTCTGTGTATTTGTATCTGTTCCAGTATTTAATGTCACAAATCTAAATAAGTTATAGACTGTGTTATTAATATTTTGTGATGTAACATATGGAGTTGCTGCACTCTGTGCGTTTTGATTATCGAAATCAATTGCTTGAGTTGCATTCGCAACAGTAATGTCGGTGTAGTCATCTATATTTCGGTTGCTCGTTTCTGCGTGGGAATACACATAAGCACTTTTAATTCCAAGTGGATTTGTACCAAATACCTTAGTAAAGTAATTCTCAGCGGTTGGGTCAAATGATGCTATGTAATCAACACCATTAACTGTTAATTCAATAGTCGCTCCGGCAACAGCAACGTTAGTCACCGTCAGTGCAGTAACTCCTCTCGCAGGTGCAAGCATGATAACACTTGTTTCGCCAGCCACACCACCTATGTCCGTAGTTGCCGTTATTGAATGACCCGTGTGATTATACCCACCCAATTCACCAACACGTACAATGGTAACTTGATTGGCATTCGTTAAAACATTCTTAGCGGCATATGTCGCATAGTAATTTCTATCTTCTCCGCCGAATCTAGTTCTAAACTCATCGATCGAACGAACCACCACTGGTGTGAACGCAGGACCTGTTGGAAACGTGCCGACTACGGCAGTTCCAATATCAGCAATACCTTGAGGTAAAAATGATGCATCGTTTTCACGAGTAAATACACCAGGTGACACAAATTTTTCAGCCATTAAATAATCTCCAATTTATATATTTTTAAATTTTTCAAAGTCGTAACTATACACACATGGCATATCGACCGTATACACTATAAGTATTAAAAAAAAAGTTGAAATTACCTAAATAATTTCAACTTTGTAATATTTACTATTAATTTGATGGGATATAGACTAATCGGTCTAAATCAACCATACCGTTGGAGTACGTATTTCGCAATTCGGCATAGAATGCACTCTCGTGTGTTAAATGTTCTGCGAAGTTAGTTTCTAAATTGTGTCTGCTGTGATCAAGTAATCTACTCTGAACTTCAGACTCTCCGAATTCACGAATAAATGACTGCTTTTTATGCTGCAATGCCTTGATTGTATTAATTTCTGCATCACTTAGTGGTTGTTCGTTACTCATATATTATATAATTTAATTAGTTAAAACTCTAATATAACATATAATATAAGTAATTCAAAATTAGTTGAATTTGACTAAGTTAATATCGTACTTAAATCAAACATATCAGACACATTATTATAGGGACATTCATATTCATTATTTTCGAATTGATAGTCGAATAAGTATGAATTTATTAGGTGATTTTGTATAGTTGGAGATTTTGCCATAATATTATTATGCATAGTATAACCAAAGTTAATAGGTGATGTTCCAACCCATAGCACAGTTGATGGCATATCCATCGATGCAGCTGCATGCTGTAAAGAAGAATCGATTAATATTCGACGAGACGATGCTGCAAGTAGACTGAGTAAGTCCATATTTTTCATCTCATAGTCGATACGTTCTACATTATGTAGGGTGTATCCATTTCTCCGTGTCACGTGCATTATATGATATGCTTGACTGAAATGTGTTACTATAGATTCAGCTATCTCTTGTGGAATGTCACGTGCCCATGCGTATGATAGTGCAGTTGATGACATTACCCCACCACACGTCTGTAGAACTAGTAGTGGTTTGTTACGAGTCCACGTACCACACTTCATGAGTTGAACTGCGTTGGGTTGAATTAATGGTAATTGGTTGGTATACTCAATATCAAGTAACTCACACCAACTTTTGATAATATGATTCTTGCGAGTGATGTGCCCACTTTGGTGATATGGTTCATGTCTAAAAACAATGACATCTTTATTTTCAATATAATCTTTGTAAAAATGCTGAGTCCTACCAAGTTGATATACTCTGTCTATGTGTGGATTATTTAGAAATACTTCGGGCCAACTACATACTACTATAAACTTTCTGTCCGAATGCTTTTTTTTAATATCTTTTGTCAATGCAGTAGCGGCAATGTTCTTACCGAGACCACCTTGCACATGCCATATTAAATATTTTTCGCCAGCCGATTTACTACTGACCAATGGTTGATCGACCTTATATGCAAATCCATTTGCCAAATTATCCAAATTTTAACTCAGTTAAGTTTGACTCGGAACCAAATCCAATAGATGGTACTGAGTTGAATGCTATACTACATCGAACCGAGTTTGACTTGTTAAGTGGCACTGAGTGATGCAAGTATGATGGAAAAAGTAGGAGTCTGCCAGGCTGGAACGGTATTGAAAATTCATCCCATGCCAATGGAAAAAGTCTTTTATCAGCAACTGTTTTTGGTTTTATACTAGATACCCCAATGCCACCAGTTGCTTTGTGAAATTTAATCGCAGGTGTATCATCGGTTGGTTCACCGAAATAGAACACTCCTGATATGAGTGAGTTGGGGTGAGAATGCATCGTGTGGTGCTGCCCTGGATGCTTGTGTGATATCCAACTTTGTCCGACTCTATATGATTCGTAGTCATACCCAAGGGTATCACCAAATTTTTTTATTTCATTAAGGATGAATTTTTTCAATTCGATTGTATTTTCATCATCAAGGATATAACTACTAGATGACCTATCACCATAGTTATCGGAGTCAATACCATCAGACATCATTGGTTGCTCATGAATCCATGGTAGCACGTCTCCGAGTGAGTCAGGTACCATTGTAGTGTATACTGGAGTTGGAAATAACTCGAGTACTTGTGCGTCATTATTGGGTGTCATTTTTGGATAAAATTAAATGCAATTGAAATTCGTTCGACATCACTCTCATTACGCTCGACATGATGTTTAGTCCAACTAGGGAACAAGTAAAATGTTGACTCGACTGCTTTTTTAGATACAGTCTGTGCATTCGTAGGTGTTTCTACTCGAGTGACTCCACTGTGTAGGAAATATTCAGAGGTGTCTCCTCTATGAAGAACTAGATCACCTGTGTTGTCCGCAGGAACATCTACATAATAAACACCAGATAGGATTGATTTTTGATGGTCATGTGGCATGTTATAGTCATGTATACCATTAATATTAATCCAAAAATTACCTAACTCTAAATTATCGATGCCCATATGCCGTGCGCATACATCGTTTACGAATAATGTTAAGTCTGTGAACAGTTGTGATAAATCATCAGGTAGTGGATTAAGTAACGTATCACTATGCCATCCACCCCTATTTGAAACTTTCTTACCAGGCAATTCACGTCTAACTCGTAAGCAGTACTGCTTAATTGACTCATTGTCGATTCCACTCACAGGACATTCCCATACAGGTGTGGCAAACCACAACTGTTCATATACTTTAAATTCCATAACTATTATTTTTTAATTAACGGAAAGGTCTCCCACCTGTCCAAAATACTAAACACTTTCGCTGACCTCGTGTAATTGGTTTCACCCGGTGCATCAGAAATGAAGGGAATATGATAACATCACCCTTCTCACGTGGTAGTTGTAAAAATCCACTCGAACCACCCATCCATATTTCAAACTCCCCACCGTCATAATCTGAAGGGTCTGATAATTGAACCGTCATTGCTAACTTTCTGCGATTAACCGCGTTGGAACCAATATCCATGTGCCAATCTAAATGCCCACCATCCTCTGGATAAATCACATAGTGAATTGGATCAGTTACTGTATCAATGTCAAATTTAAATACAGCATCGTTTGCCTGCTCTACTAGTGGAAATAGTAGGTCATACAACCATTTAGAATCATTGGTTGGTTCTATGTATGCAATATCTCTATTATTTGTTTCATATGAATCCGTATCGGTTCCCTTTTCTGCAACTCCGGTTCTACCTTTACTAAAGGAATAATTGGAGTGAACCATCCTTTCGAGTTCACTAATCATGTCATCATTAAATACATTCTTGAAATAATAGAACGTATTCCAGTCAGAGGTGACTTTATAATTGTTGTATGTTTGTAACTTTAGCATGATTTTATTTTTTTCAATTTATTAAATGTACCATATCCAATGTATGCGATAACCGGTATCAATCATTTAGGCAATCTTCAATTGCGAGTAAGTGTGCTAACGCTAAGAATGCTTCATGACATTCTGCGTCTTCTCTTGGTAGTTTATTTTGTTTTAATAGTGGTTCTGCCAATCGACCACATATTACTTCTAAGTGCATTCTTAAGAAGTCGATGGTAGCAGGTGCAGTTAACACCTGCTCCGTGATTTCTTGTGAGTTTTCTTTGGTATTCATGATATTGAAAGTGCCTAACTAGGTCTTTATTTTTATTTAATTCTACGAGTGTAACGTGATATATATCAAACGTTACTTTAACTGATTGTTCTGTTCTTTTTGCGACTCAATATACTTTATAGCACCTTCCCGGAATCCTAATACTCCACCATCATCAGTTCCCAATCGTTTGATTGTTTCAAGTGGGCCGACTGCATTGATAACTTCAGCAGGACCTGCATTAGGCCCTAGTGATCGCACTCTATTACCAAGTGCGTACTTGAATGAGTCTGCTTGGTGTGTGTTTGGACTTGTAGTATCAAATGAGTTATCATCTAGTTCGGCCTTTATTTTAGACCACAACTTCAGTTCTCTAAGTCTATCATCAGCTACTTGCTTTAAGTTAGCAGCCTGGTATAGATTTTCTTCTAAATCAACTCCCAATTCTAATTGAGTTAAGTCATCTGAGTCGGTTATTGCTTTTTGCAAGTCACGTTCTAGTTTCAGTTTTTTTATTTTATTTCGTTTAATGTCAAATGACATATCTACGAGTGCATTAAATTGTGCAGACATCTCTCGCACAGATTGCCAGTACTTGGAGGCATGTGTTGGATGCTTTCCGTCGTTAAGCACGGAAACTCGCATCTCCGTCTCTGTTCTAAATATTTGTTTTTTATTCCAATTATCCGCAAGTTCATCACCCAATATCTGTATCTCTGACATTTTCTCGTCAGAAAATACATCCATTAATAAGGATAAATCTTTGGTCGGTTCTACCACATTGGTCAGTTTATAGTCCATAACTAGTTGTTTTGTTTAATTATTAATATAATACATTGAGTAAAAATTATCAAATTTATGGTAATGTAACCACGACTTGATTTCCATCGTCATCCAGTTCACCATCTAACTCTGTGTTAATAAATGCTTGTGCCTCAGTTTTTGTATACTCGGTCGCATTAACACGAGATGGCCATGTAGTATTTATCGTTACCCAGATGTTCGCAGGATATCCACTGATATGAGCGGATTCATTTTCTGCATGGGTTACGAATCCTTTTCCTGTATTTACTGCTTGAAAGTATTTCATTTATATGTCTCCATTATGTTTTCTATAAATATCATTATGTGTTGTTTATGTTAATCGAATTTTAACAATTCCATTCGTGTGGTATATATTACCAACGTTGATACCTGCCGTTGCTGCATCTACATCATCTGCTATATTATATCGAGTAGCTAGGTCTGTCATTATCATAGTATCAAATGTGTGCGACATAATTATCGGATATCGTTGGTTAATA